GTCTACAGAATTTCCAAACATTTCGGAACTGGAGGCCTGATAAAATCTAGATCCCGGAACAAATTTTTTGAAAGCTTCTAAAATATTTAGGACTCCAAGCGCATTAGTAGCTACTGTATATTGGGGGATATCAAAACTTATTCTTACGTGGGATTGGGCTGCAAGGTTGTAAATTTCATCTGGTTTAATTATTCTAATATAATGCTCTAAAGAACTTGTATCAGATAAATCTCCATACATAGTTTCTATTTTGTTTTCAAGATGCGCAATTCTACTTTCTTGGTGTTCAGAAACAGAGTTACGTCTAATTATTCCATATACCTCATAGTCCAAGTCCAATAAATGTTCTGACAGATAACTTCCATCTTGTCCTCCGATCCCCATGAGAAACGCGCGCCTCTTATTTTTTTTACTCAGTATTTCCATAAATCTCCTGTATTCTAGTTTTAAAAAAACTTATCCAACTGTCTCTATTAAATCCAGTTTTTCCATGACATGATGTGCATGTAGTGATTAAATTCTTTTTATTGTTGTGATGTTTTATATAATCTATGTGATGGACTGTATATCCATTGCTATTACAGACCTGACATGTAAAATTATCTCTCTTTCTTATTTCTGTTCTCAGTTCATCTGTAAACTCTAATCCATATTCTCCAAACGAGCTACCACCCTGCCACGCTCCATTTTTTTCTCCTGAAATCAAATAACCTTTTCCATACATAGGATTATTTTCACCCTTATAAGAACCTCTATTTACGACGGTGTTTGTTCTTTTTTCTATATGTTCTTTTGTTAATTTTTTTCCATAAAACGGATTATTCTGTCCACTTAGTGCATCTGACAACTTTGCTTTTATTTCTTTTGATTTTTCTTCTCCAAACCTCTCCTCATATGTCCCACTGTTTATTTTACCTATTCTCCTTTTAACTTCTTCTGTGTGTTTTCTACCATAAAAAGAATTTTTTTCTCCTGACATAGCATCTGATATTTTCTTTCTTGTTTCAGGTGTGTGGTGTCTTCCTTTATTATTTCTACCGTTTCCTATACGCGCACATATATTAGAACAATATTTTCTGTTTTTTCCTTTTTTAGTAGAATTTGTTAAAAATAATTTATTACACGAAGCAAGATGACAATTTTTTTCTATAATAATATCTTTTAGTTTCATATGCATATCTCCACTGTTATTAATATATATGGAGATTTTGCATTTTTTACTGATATTACTAAAAGTAAGTGATTCCGGATATCCAGGCTTTTTTACCCATTTTCTATTTCTACTTTCTTTATTATACTACAAATTCTATCTACATCTGATTTATTTAATGTTAATGATGATGGTAAATACAATAACCTTTCATACATTTTTTCTGCTATTGGAAAACTATCCTCTGTTTTATATGGTGGATTCCAATGAATTGGTTTATAATATTGTTCAGAACCTATATTATTCAATTTAAGTTGTTCTTTTACTTTATTTATAATTATAGGTGAATTTTCATATATTACCATCCAAGTTCTTTCTTGAAAAAAATCTTTAATTTTAATATGATTTCTATACCACTCAAATATATTATCTTTCTTTTTTATTATTTCATTAAAATGATTGAATTGAGAATTTCCAAATGAGGCTAAAATATCGTTAAATTTAAAATTTACTCCTAAATTTGTATGAAGCTTTGTTTTTTTCCAATTATCATCTCCATGATCTCTAATTTGTTTTAACTTGTTATATATATTTTCATCTTTAGTTACCACCGCACCACCCTGTGCGGTGGTAACTATCTTTGGTACTGAAAATGAATAAGTGGCCATTTCTCCATATAAATGAATTGGAACATCAATACATTGTGCGGCATCTTGAATAAGTTTTATATTATAATCTATACATAAATCATTGATATCTCCTAACTCTGTACCACCATCGTATGCATTATGATGAACATATATTATCGCACTCATATTCTTAATTTCCTTCAATTCTTTTTCTACTAATTTAGGATCCATACATAAATTATCCTCATCAATATCTATTAGCTTTATATTATATCCTAAAAACTTAGCAGCATTTGCTCCCGCTAAAAATGTATATGCAGGAAACAATATAGTGGAACCAGGTTTTAATTCTAATGCTTTAATTACCATTATTAACGCTACAGTACCACTTGTAGTTGCTATACAATATTCATTCGAATGTTCGATTGTTTTTAATATATTTAGTTCAAACTTTTCTACTTCTTTTCCAGGACCAATAAAACTTGACATTATAGTCTTTGTAGTATTTAGTGCATATATAGGCCTTATCCAGGGAGTAAATTGACTTATTTCCGTTTTCATATTTAAAATCCAGGTTTATTTCTTAGTGTTATGCTAAAGTTATCATATACTAATTTTACTGATTTTTCAAATACACTATCTATATCAGTGTTATCCTTTACAGATAAAATAGTAGCTGTTCTTTTTATTTCTTTTATATGTGCTCCAGTGAAATTCTTATTATAGCACGTGGTAGAATATTTATCACTTGTTTTTTTATCAAAGTATAATGTTATTAACTTATTAATTTGATCATTATTGGGATATTTAAATTCGAATTTTCTATTAAATCTCATAGGTCTATTTTTAATTGCATCATCTAAATGTTCTAGATAATTTGTTGTTGCTATAAATACAATGCGATCATTTCCTTCCGTTAATCCATTTATAAATTGTAAAAATGACGACAATTCTGTATTTATAGTTTCTTTTCTATCTTGACCCAAGGAATCTATATCTTCATATATTAAGATACAAGGAGTTAAAAATTCTCTTATAAGTTCAGATAGCGACTCAAAATTTACCTTACTACACAAATAACATGTACTAAAACCCTTATTAATAGCCTCATTTATGATAGCAGAACATACCAATGATTTACCAACACCTGGTTTCCCAAATAATATAATACCATTATTTTCTACCATTTTTTCCAAATGAAATATAGTATTATCATATATATCAGACTTTAAGGTATCATCTAATATTACATCTGAAAAATTTACAGTTGGTCTTTTTTTAATAGTACCAGCTAAACAGTCACTAGTATCATATATATATAGATGTTTGTTTCTAAGTGGATTATTATTTTTAATTTCATCTTTAATTATTTTGACAAATAGATGGGTCGACCCATTAGATAATATTTTATTTTTGAAACCATCTGTACTAATCTTATAAATAAATAATTGTTTATTATAATAAAAAATTATGTCTCCTTCAATTACTATTTGTTTATATTTGTTAAAATCATAATTATATTCATAACTGCGTTCATTCTTAACCGTAATATTTAAATATTTATCTATAATTGTTTGTATAATATAAGCAATTGTTAAAAATTTATAATAACCATCAGATGTAAAATCATATGAAAAAGATAAACCTGTACTAAGATTATTATTAACTGGCTCACGTGTACCTTTTACAGTTTCAGTTGGTTTATCTGTTATTTTCATTTTCATTTAATAGCCTCCAAATTCAAACTCATTAATGTTTGATTATCTCTAAACTCTCCTCTATATATACAATCTAGATCGTGGGGTAAGAACGAACGTGAACAATCGTCCGGATAACCTTCAGCTTTCATTTGTTTCCAGTCCCATTTTCTAATATTTTTGAATCCTACATTAAGTAATAAATCTGTCAGTGTTTCTTTATCGTATACTGTTTTATGGTATATAAATTTATCGTCCATCTTCATTTTACCATAGAGCATTCCCAAAAAAGATTTTAAAGAATATCTAGTACTCTTAGGTCCTTTTTTGTATTTGTGATCTATATATAATTTGGACATCGCCTCAAAATCAGGAACTGCTAATCTTAATATTCCTCCTGGCTTTAATACTAAATACCACTTAGCTAATATTGGAACAATTTCTTCTCTGTCAAAATAAGAAATTAGATGAGATGAATATATTATATCTACAAAATCTTTTGCTTCTTCAGATCTTAATGTTACATCATAATTTTTAACATGAGGAAATTTTCCTCCGTCAATACTAATCCAACTAGTTCCAAAATCTCGTGGACCACATCCTATATGTAATTTAATCATTATGTTCTCCTTTATTTTTTATCATCATCAATTTCTGCGAATGAAGTCCTTTTCCTCCTTTAATACCTAAAAATTATACTCATTATAATGATATACTTTTATATTTTAAACTAGTATCGTCTTTATTAACTATAATAACACAGAGCTCATTATTTTGCATATGCTTTAAAAATTTATCATATACCTTTATAAAAGAATCATCTTCATATAATCTAGTAAAGGGAATAGCTACTTCTCCTTCTGTCAATCCAATAATATCCCACAATTCATATGTCATCTTTTTATTCCTGGAAATTTTTCTTGTAATGTCATATCTCTATAATCCTTATTTAATTTATCTAATTCATATTTTGGTAATATTTTTTTATAAACATTTTCATACATCCAATCATCATAAATAGAATATTCTAATACCTTGTCAAAATTGTTTTTAATATATGGCATTAGGCTCTCATAATAATCAGGTTCCATAATCTTATAGAATATATTTATTAATTCCTTTGGTTCTTCAAATTGAATAATTCCTTTAGTATCAAAAAAATTATCAAGATTTTTACAACCCCAATATATGGGTACGGTTCCACATGCCAAACAATCTAATAGTTTTTCTGTATAATAATATTTGGCTCTTGAATTTTCTATAGTAATTGAAAATTTGTAGGGAGCGATTCCTTCTTCTTTAAATTGTATGGGATGATTTGACCCGTCACCATACAAATCTAATCCTTCTATATTTTGTTCTGCAATTTCATGACGAAGTTTATGACCTTCTGTCCAATTTTTCCATGAATAAATCATAGATATTAATTTTGTTTTAGGATATATTTTTATATTATCATTTTGGATCCACGTACCATTATCTGCAGCAAATACACATTTTTCTGGATACTTATCTAAAAGATACTCATCGTATGTGAAAATATAATCTACTTTGTCTAATGATTTTTCTACGTTTTTGTATCTAATTTCCTGTAAATTATTAATTGGTCTTGGATCATGCATCCACACACAGCGAATTTTACCCTTAATTTTATCTAAAATATCTATCTGATCAGGATCGAAACATTTATCAATAAAAATAGTCAATCCGTCATAGTTATATTCACCTGTAACATATTCTATTTTAGTTGGGATTTTACCAGGTTCGAACCCTAGAGTTCTGCTCATTTTAGAATCTGTAACAATATTTATTTTTAGTTTATTCATCTCATTAATGTCCTATTGTTAAAAATGTTTCTCGTGTAATAGTATCTTTATATAATCCATATACATGACCACCACAGTCATGATCAAACGGATATTGTAGATAAAATTGACCATCTTCCTTACAGAGATTATATAAAATATATAGGTGTTCATTTATATATCTAACATGTTCTAAGGTCTCTGATGAAAACGCTACATCAAATTTTATATTCAGTTTAACAACATCAGATAAACAGTTAAAAATTTTAATATTTGAACGATTTTTAAACCCTTCTTTTAGATTAATGACCGATGTATCGTTTATTTCTACGAGATAAAATTGACATGCGTAGTTATTTGCTATAGTAGGATTTGGTCCGGACCCAAAATCTAATAATTTACAGTTTTCATTGCTTAGAATATTTTCATCTACGTTATGATAATCACAATTTGAATGCATCACGCTTCCATATTCATAACTATATTTATATATTGCTCTCCACATCTCAGGAGATACTACGTCTTTTTTATAAACCCATTGATCATTTAAACCTGTTGCTCCAAACACAGGTTTTTCATTTTCATAAAAAACTTTGATATCTTCCCATGTTGCAATTTTTTCTATTTTTTCTAAAATTTCTGAGATATTATTTTTTTCAAATAAAATATCCTTTTCTACTAATTCTTTTATATCTATTTTTTTATAATTACTCATAATTTTCCTTGGCATGCCAATATTTTGAATAACCATATTTCATATCTTTATTTCTTGGAAATTTATACAGGAAACAAATTCCGTCGTAAAAATGAATAGAAAATAATTTTTTTTCAAATTCATCAGCTTCCTCATATTTTCTATTATATGCATATGGATGTAATTTATCTGCTAACGATTTTAAATATTCCATAACTGAATATGAATTATCACCATGAATCATGTTTGTAATATTACCAAATGTATCTTTATCTCTATCACTGTCCCAATTTTTATCATACGAACAAAATGTATCTTCAATAACATAAATACCACTGTCATTTAATAATAGAAATAAAGTTTTTAATGATGTGATTGTAGGATAATTTTCATGTGAGGCATCATCAATTATTAAATCAAATTTTCCATATTTATTGTTTATTTCTTTTAAAAAATTAACATTAGATTGATCTCCAATTTCAATAAAAATATTTTTAGATCTATCTTCGAATTGTTTTGTATATTTATCAATATCTATCCCAATAATATTTTTACAATTTGAAAAATATTTTTTCCACATATAAAGATCACCTGCGTTATAAACACCTAGAATTAATATATTTATAAAATTATTCTTTATTGCATTTAATTCACTATCATATATATCAAAAAAGTGAGTTTCCTTAATCATTCCACCTCGTTCTCTATTATTAAATGCATCAATTAATTGGTTCACGTACTTCTTCCTTGATATTTTCTTTATCTGATTCTACTCCAAAATACGGACCAAGCTTATATTCCAAGACTTCTGTGTTATCTTCTAGACATTCATAACCATGTCCACCGTAAAACGTAATGCTCATCCATGTAGGATATAATACAGTTTCATCTAAATAAGTAGAATCTAAATCATAAAAAGTAACTCTAATTAGTCCTCTCAACACGATCCAACTTTCCTGGGTTATTAAACTTGCTCTATAAAGTGGTTTATGTATGTGAGCTTTAAATTTATGACCTGCTTGGGGAATATAAATAAATGCAGATTGCAAAAACATTTTATTTGGAGATATATCTTCTCTGAATATATAATTACCACGAGACCAGTCAGGATATTTATCAGGTCCATATACAATATGCAACAATTTATCTTTTTCTATCTTTGAATAAAATTTTCTGATCAATTTAAATTAGCCTTTCTTTTTATTTCATTATTAATAATTTCTTCTATTTCTTTTTCAGTTCCAGGAAAATATTCTTTTGATAATTCAACGAATTTACGTGCAATTATTAATAATTCATCCTTAGTTAAATCTATTAATTTATCAGCTGGATAATATTTCATCAAATCATCTGGTGTTATATCGTTATTCATAATAATGTTCTCCATGTTTTTCTTTTAATAATTTAATTACATCTATTTTTTTATAATCAGGATCTATTTTATGTAAAATAGTATCCCATTGATGGTAGACAGTATTAGAATTCCACAATTTTCTTTTACCAGCCTCTTTTATTTTCTTATATTCCGTTTGATTATTATCTAAATATTTTATTTTATCTACTGCCTCATCTACAGAATTAAACAATACACATTCTTTGTCCATATCATAATATTGTTCCATATCAGGAAATGGTTCAGTTACTAGTACACACCAGTTTGGTATTTCTACAACTCTACCCTTTAATTCTTTACCTGTGTTCAGTGAATTATTTGTAATACAGAGTGAATAAGATGAGTGATTCCAAATATCCTTTGTTACATCATAATTTGGATCTTGATCAATGTGTATAGTAATACCTCTTTTACTAAATTCGTTTATAATTTCTTTTCTATTTCCGTGCATTCCACCTGTATGTGAGACATGATATGATAATGTATCTTCAACACTATTTAAATATGCCATTGTAGTAGGATTGAATGCCCATCTCATTTTACAAAAACTGTCTGATTTTAATCCATCAGAAACATAATTTGCTTCTTCACCTTCAAATGTTAACACAAAATCTACAAACGGGATCCAAAATCTTGAAAAATTTCCATAGCGCCATTTATCATCAGATTGCAAAACTCCAACTTTTGTAAATTCCTTTAATCTAATTAATTCTGTGTGTAGGTGATCGTATGCTAAAACTATTATAAAATCAGGTTTATATTCTTTTACACGTTTATATAAATCCTCTATGTCATATTTCTCATATGAATAATAATTACATTCGTAACCCATATTTTCCAACACAGAATACCACCATATAATCCCCGGACTATAGTAATAACCTGTTTTGTCCTTCAATTGCATTATCCAGAGCATTCGCTTCATTAGTCATTACTTTCTATATGTTTGAATTTACTAATAGACTCATAAAATAAATTTATTATCTTATATAAATAATATTTTGTCTTAACAAGATGTTCCGTTCTAAAATGATCATATACATAATCGTCTTGAATTTTTGTAACTAAACACTTAATGTTGCCCCACCAGTTGCTATCTTTTACTTTTATTGTTTTAAACCCACATAGAAGTAATAAATTATTTAATGAAGTTTCGGTAAAATATGATATATGTACAGGAACAAAAACCTTTTTAGCTCTAACTTCTACTCTGTAAAAACTAGGTACCTCTATATAAATTTGTCCAAATGGTTCTAATAATTTTTCTTTTATTTGTCTTAATGCCTTACCTGGATCATGTAAATGTTCTAATACATGACTCATGATTATTAAATCATATTTTCTAGTAGGTTGGGTTTTAACAAAGACATCAATTTCATCTTCTATATCCAACACTGACATATTTATACTATGGTGTTTGTTATTATAATCATCTTCATGTAGGGTAATAGCATCTAAATGAACATTATTATAAAAATGTTTCATAGATATTCCTAAGTAATATAATACACCGCCGCGCCCACATCCAATATCTAATATATCAATTGTATCTCGTTTATAGTTGGTTATCATTAAATTATATTGAATAAAATTAAAAATATATTTTGCTCTGTTCATAGCATGTTCAATATAATTATGTTGAGTATCATAGCCCAAATTCTTATAATATTCTTTATTATAACCTGGGTTTTGACAAACAAATCCGCATGCACCACATACTACATATTTATGCCTACTATCTTTATAAATAACTTTAGAATAAGAATCTAATTCATTACAACATATAGAACATAGCTTAGGATTTAGTTTCATTTAAAATATCCTTTAAATTATCAATAACAAATGTTTGATCTTCTTTAGTAATTTCCGCATAAAACGGAAGCCAGAGTCCCCGGTTTGAAAACTCCTCTGTAATAGGTAACACCTTTGAACTAGATATTACAGGTTCACTACTAATTGCTTGAATATCCCATTTGCAACCAATTCCTTTTTCCTTTAATTTCTGTACCACTAAATCTCTATTATAATGTGGTGGTAATATAATATGATAATTTTGCCAGTTATATCTTGTACAATATTCTGGAATTTGATTACCAAGAAGTGTATCTAAATTCTTTTCTTTAATTATAGTATTATAATAATAACCAGCATTTGTTCTCAATTCTATTTCTTCATCTAAATATTTTAAATGTGCTAATCCAACTGCAGAAGCAATATCTGATAACTTATAATTACCACCTAGTTTATCAAAATATTCTTTATTTATATTAGCTGTTTTGTCTCTATCAAGTGGAGGTGAATTTGTACCGAATGCTCTATATGATCTTAACCACTTTTCATCTTCTTCATCACTTACTACTATCATACCACCTTCACCAGTAGTCAATACTTTTCTAGCTTGAAAGGAATAAGTAACTATGTTTTTTGTAAATGCTCCTATTTTTTTCCCTTTATATTCAGACCCAATTGCGCATGCAGCATCTTCAATTATAGGAATCCCATACCTATTAGCCACATCATTTATTGCATCCATATCACATGGTATACCCATTTGATGGACAACAATTATAGCTACAGTTTTATCTGAGATATTTTTTTCTATTTCTTTTGCAGTTGGTACTCCAAATATATCTACATCTATCCAGACAGGTTTCGCACCAACTCTAGGAACTGAAAATCCGGTTGCAACCCAGGAATACGAAGGAGTGATAATTTCATCGTCAGGTTTATAATTATAACCACCGTTTAACATTAATAATGCTAATTCTATCGCAGTTGTACCGTTTGAAACTGCTATATATTTTCTATCCGGGTCTCCATTATATTCCTTCAGTGCAGTTTCGAACCTGGAAATCGCGGGTCCTCCGGAAATCCAACGAGTCTGTAGTACTTTTTCTATTTCTTCTAAAATCAACTCAGGTTTTAAATAAGGTCGACCTAGAGGTAGATTTTTCATCGTTTATTTCCTTTCTTTTTTTCCATGATTCTTTAATTTTGTTTCTGAAGTTGGCATCTCGCTTGATTCCTTGATATATTGTTTATTCACATTTCTCTACTTTTTCCTATTCTTTTATCAGATCCAATTTTTAAATTCTTAATGTGTTCTTTAGAAAATTTTCTACCTTTTAATGCTAATCCTATTTTATTTTTGTGTTCTTGTGTCTTTGGTTTTTTCATTTTAATTATTGTAGATTTTTTGTGTTTGTGTCCACTAAATCCTACAGGTTTTCCAAAGTGTCTACAACTAGTACAGAAAGAATTATTTTTTATCGAGTAATAATATCCACCTTCACTTATATATCTAATAATCTCCCTACAGTTTGGATTATTTTTTAGGTTTGGACACTTTCTTTTGTAAATCATTTAATTTCTCTAATAAAATTCTACTAACCCATCTAGAAATTTTATAAGAATTTATATCACAATAATCTCTTAACTTAATATAAACTTCTTCATCTATTCTAATCGGTCTTGATTTATATTTCATATTAACTCCTTTATATATAAATATAGAGATTTTTCAAAATGTAACCAGTATTTTACAAAAAATTACATTTTATATTTATATCATCAATAGTATCCCATATATCTAAAATATTCATATTAATCTTCTTATCTTCTATGAAATGTTTCAATTGAAGTTCTAAAGTACTGTATTTTTTATCTATTATTATTTTATTGTTGATACCAACTATTAACTTATATCTATCTATAGAAATATTGTCAAAATTATAGTGAGTATCATCAAAGTATAGTTCATCATTTTTCCATATAAATGAACCACGTGTCCCTATAATATAAGTTGACCGTTCTTTAATAGGATATATCCACGAGCTAAACATATCAATTATAAGGTTATTTGATTCACCTACAACAATCACAGTATCATTTTTTACTGAATCATTAACAAATTTATTAGTTTTAAAAGCATTAATAATTTTTATTTTTCTGCAAAATAACCATATGAAAATACTAATATCATGTATTAAATAATCCTCAACAACAGAAATTTCACTTCTAATTGTTGGACCCATACTAGCTCGCGTAGATTTATATAAAAGTGGTTCTCCTATAATAGTCATATTTTTTTTAATATAGTGAGTAATTGGATCATAAAGAAATACTAATCCAGGAAAACAATTTATCATCTTACTTGCTTCAGAACTGCTTATTCCCATAGGTTTTTCAACTAGAATATTTCTCGGATTTATTCTTTGTGAAAAATATTGAAATAATTTAAGATGAGTTTCTGGTGGTGTTGCTAAGATAACATGGGTATATTCTCTATTTTGTACCTCAGTACTACGATTATAAACAGTAACTCCTTCTATCTCTGTCATGAGTATTTTTGGGTCTACTATTCCTACACATTGATAACCTGATTTTTTTATTGTGTTAAACCAAATTTTTCCCCATCTACCAAATCCACAAAGAATCACTTTAGGCAACATACTAATTTACCCTTTCGATTTTAATATTATTTTTATCAAATGCATTCATTCGTATAAATTTACAGTTTAGTTTCTCTATTATTTGTTTCCTTTATTTTAGCTGGTATACCAAATGCAACACAGTTGTCTGGTATATCTTTGTTAACTAATGACAATGCTCCAATAATCACGTTGTTACCTATTGTTATCCCGGGAAGAACAACAGCATTTGCCCCGATTTGGACAAAATTTCCTATTTTGACTGGAGCTCTTTTAATGTGTGTACCATTTATAGGATCTTTATTTAAATTTAGTCTTCTAAAATCTACACTAGAATGTGTATATATGTGAACTCCTGAACTAATAGATACATGGTTACCTATTTCCAATCCACCACTTCCATCAATTAAACAAAAATAACCCACCCAGACATCATCACCCCATTCAATAAATTCGTCTCCTCTAATAATACAAAAATCATTAAATCTTTTACCAACTATGTTTTTTAATTCATTCCAAGGTGGTAAAATCTTATCCATGTATTACCTCTATCTTTAAATTATTTTTATCAAACGCATTTATTCTAATGAACTTACAACCAAGTTGTTGAATAATTTCTTTTTAAATCTTTTTCTCTTAAATTACCAAGCGTATAGTGATGTCTTTCATAATATTCTATCACAACATTTTTATTTTTATCATAACCATCTAAAAAATATCCAAGTTCTTTGATGTAGTATTCTCCACCATTTTCAGCATGCTGTAAATTATAGCCATTTTCTTTACCATATTCTTCTATGATTTTGCATGCTTCTATATTATAATTTGGAAATATGGTACCATGTCTATCTTCTATTCTTTTTATGACAGCCAAACGAAGACGCTTTATATGTTCCCTAGAAAGTGTTCTTCCAACCAATGAATTTCTTATATTTTCTATTTGCTCCTTAGTTCTTTTTTTACCAGTATTTTTTAATATTCTATTTTCAATAATTTCTCTACTTTGTTTTTTTCCAAATTGATAATGTTTATCTCCACTGAACATTCCCTTAATTGATTTACTTTGTTTATTTCTAATTTCTATTGATTTTTCTTTACCATATCTTTCCTTATAAGTTTTATTTTTAATATCATCGTGATATTTTTTAATTTTTTCAAAAACTTCAGGTTTCTTCATAGCCAACTTAGTATTCATGGATATCTTTTCAATTGTTTCTATAGAATGTTTTTTATTATAAAATCCGTTTTTTTCTCCTCGGGTTGAACATTTATTACATATTTTTTTATTTTTATCAGCACTGTTTCTATGGTTTTTTTGAGTATGCCAAACTTTATTTCCACACTTAGGACATATCCTAAAAAATTTTTTCTTTTTCATAAATTTTTTATCCAATTCCACGTTTTAGTTAATCCAGATTCTATTGTAGTATTTAATTGCCAACCTAAATTTTTTAATTTATAAACATCACCTATTCGTTTTAACTCTATATCTGTTCTTTTCTCTGGTAATATTATTTTATTCAATCTAGTGTTAGTTATACTTTCTATTAAGCTTACTAACTCTGTGAGTGTTATCCCAGTCTGAGTAGAAACATTAAATGCATCATTTTTTGATTTTTTCATAGTCAATAAAATAGCATTGACGACGTCATCTACATAAATTAAATCTAAAATCTTTTCATCTGGATTTCCATATAAAGTTATGTCAGTTTTTCCTTTTTTTATTTGATTAAAAAAATTAAATATTATTTCAGTATAACTTCCTTCGGAATCAATTCGTTCACCATATACGCTAAAAAATCGATTTATTACATACTCTAGGCCATATAATATATGATAACTTCTCAATAAATTTTCAGTATATAATTTTCCAGCCCCATATATTGTGTGTGGATTGCAAGGATCTTCTTCTTTAATAGGCAACGTTTTTGGTGATTGATACACACTTGCACTACTCGCAAAAAATATTTTGATATGGTATTTACTTACCCAATCTATTAATCTTGCTCCACCTGTTGCAATATATTGATGTCCTTCTAAATTATAACTATTACATCTGTTGATACGAGTTGCAGCTAAATGAAAAACCCAATCTATGTCAGGTGGATTAAAATAGGTTTCATATTTAATTGTGGAAATATCACCATAAATGAATTCAACTCTTGGATCAAATAGTAAATACTGAATATTCCTCAACGAATGTGTCCGTACCAAATTATCGACAATATATATTTTTGGAGCATCTGTTTCTTTTAATAACCTTTCTACTAAATGAGACCCTATAAATCCCACACCCCCCGTACATATTATATTATTCATTTTATAATAACCCTGTTATAAGATAATTCATATAAATTTCTCCTTATTTTCTTCAACTAGTTTTGTATATTTATCCTGTACTCTATTTCCCGCAGCCTGTTCGTGTCCAGGGTTTTCAAATCCTCCATCGTTTACTACTCCATCGATTATCTCATTATGAGTAGAATAATTTGACATTCGATAAAACCAAGTAGGTGTTGAAATATAATGCCCTTTATAATTATTATATAAAATTCTCAACCAATATTCTAGATCTGCTGCCGCGAGGAATGTTTCTATATCTGGTGGTCCTATTAAATCATGTAATTTTCTTTTATACATTGTACCTGGTGCTAAGAAATAATTTGATAACCTTTGAACTTTAAAATGAGGAGGATATATGCCCAGCCATTGAATAAGTGCACCACGTGGAAATCTATAATCAAAATATATATTCTCATCCAACATAAGACCGAATGTATCATATGTTTCTGATACTTTATAAGCATTTTGACTTATAAAATATAGATCAGGTTCTGCTTCTAAATATCTCATAAAATAAACTAGAGAATACATCATCTTGACCAATATTATGAATTAAATCTCCTGTTATGTATGTAAGTGCACCTACCCAACCACCACTACACATCCGATTTCCATAATTAATATTAGAATAGATATATTTAATGTTAGGAAGATCAGTATATTCCTTAACATCTTCTTTTATTTCAATATCACCATGGTCGTTAAATAAAATATATTCAAATTCTACATGTGCGTTTCTGAGTGCTATTAAATTTAATATCACACTATCATTTACATAAGGATTTCTTCTAAATAAATTATGTATAACTGATACTTTCATATAAATCTTTCTTTTTGTTCTTCTACTAACTTAGCAAAATGTTCTTTTATTCTCTGAACAGCTAATTGTTGGTGTCCAGGTTTCTCCATAGTTCCTCTATTTATTAAACCATCCACTATTTCATCACCAACAGAATATTTAGACATTCTATAATACCAACTTGGCTCAGGGGTATAGTGACCTTTATAACCATTAAATAATATCCTTGCCCAATATTCAAAATCCGCTGCGCCTGTAAAATTATCTAAATCTGGATATCCTATTAAATTATGTAATTCTTTTCTATACATGGTACCACTTGCTAAAAAATAATTATTTGCGCGCGTTACTTTATATTCTGGAGGTGCCATCCCAAACCACAATTTAAATGCATCTAACGGATATCTAAAATCTAAATTAAATCTTAAGTCAGTCATGATTCCCAAAAACCTCAATGATTCATCAACTCTATACCCATTTGAACTTACAAAGTATAAATCAGGTTCTGTTTTAAAATATTTTAAAGCATTAGAATATAATAAAGAAGTCATTACATCATCTTGACCGATGTTGTGTATAATATCTCCTCTAACTAATCCTTCTTTTTCAGCTCCAACATACCCTCCTGCACACATATGCATTCCGTAGTTTATAGGACTATAAAAATATTTCAACTTGTACCCAGCATATGCAATTGAATATGATAAATAATCTTCTAAATCATTTTCTATTTCTCTATCACCACTATCATTAAATAAAATATATTGAAAATCTACACCTGCATCAACAAGTGCCTTTATATTTAACTTAACGGTTTCTAATATATAGGGATTTCTTTTATATAGATTATGTATAATACTTATAACCATATTTAACCTTTTTTATTTTCTTCTTCCCATATTCTACGTCTTAATGATGTTGTCGAAAATGAATGGGCATTGCGTTCATGCCAATATATAGGAATATTCAGTTCATAACCAGTAAATTGTTTACCTTTCCAATCAGTACCCATTATTCGGACATCAGGATTTAAAACTTTCAATAGACCTAATAATTGTTCCTCAGTTGTATATACGTAAATTTCATCAACATATTTAATGCCCTTCAACATGATCTGTCTTTCCTCTATTGTCTGAATTGGTTTATTTTTATCAGGTCTTTCCGAAGCGGGATTAATTTGTACCAGCGCAATCAAATATGTGCACATGGTTTTGGCATCTTTGAGCATCATTATGTGGCCTGGGTGGAAGATGTCGAAGCTAGAAGCCACTACGCCTATTATTTTTTTATTTTTTTTCATATTTTAATTCTAATAAACTTATAACCTAAACCTTCAAGATATTTCTGTCTATCAACATCTTTCTTTTTTAAATTACCATGTGTATCATAGTGGTGTTTCTCATCTATTTCAATTATTGTTTTTCTTTCTTCGTCTAATCCATCTGGAAAATATCCACTGATACAAATTTCGCCTCCGTTCATTTCATGTTTAAATTTATAGCCATTTTTATTTCCATAGTTATCTATTATTTGACAACCCCTGGGATTAAACCATGGTTGAATTTGACCACCAATTGATAAATTATTTTCTATTCTTTTTATAGCTGTAAGTCTCTGTTTTTCTCTTTCTTTTGGATCCTCAAACCTTTTTTTAGCTCGAGCGCGAATTTTTTCTATAGTTTCTATACTTTGGTGTTTTCCATACATTCCATTATTTTCACCCAAATTACCTTTGCTTATTTTTTTATTGTTTCTTCAGAAGGATGTATACCATAGCAATGGCAACTATTACATACAGTTTTTTTCTTTAGTCCATTTATATAATATCTTTTATTTTTATATACAATTTTCTTTTTACATTTTGGATTATTGTCTGGATTAGGACAATTTCTTCGAAATATCTTTTCTTTCATAATACAATTTCATTCTTTTTTTATTTATTGTAGTCCTATTTTTATAATAATATTTAAGAGATTTTTTTGTGTTGGCCAATTTAATCTCCTTGGGTGTTATATATAGTTTCTTTCTTCCCATCTTATATATAAATATAGGTAAAACAAAAAAAGTAAAACAAAAATTTAAACATTTTCACTCATAAGAATTTCATCAAACTTACGAAGAAATATTTCTTCACTATAAAATAAATTATAATTCTCTTTACATTTCCTAGATTGATATTCATAAAATTCTTTATCATCTCTAAGTTTTACAGCTAAATATTTAGCTGCTTCTATATCACCTTCATCAACTGACAATCTGGTATGCAATATATTCTGTGTATCTATTGAATTATATCCTATACAAGGTATGGATAAAAATGCACAATTAAGTGAAAACGTACCAGCTGCATATGTTCTCATCAAATGTACTGCATATTTAAATTCCGATAATATATAAATCCAATCAGCCCAAATCATATATGGCAAATAAGTTAGGCCAGAAATATAATCTTCTTGAGCTTGTTTTCTACCCATAGATGGGGCAAATATAGGACAGCTAAATTCGCGTGCTACAATATAAGAATCAAATCCTGAATACCAAGAACAAAATGTGCCACCTATCATAACCTTGGTTTCTTTTTCTCGTGGTTTAATATTATCTGTAATCATTAAACTTTGTAATGGGTATGTATTTTTTCCCGTCAGCCCTTTATAGTAAGGAACATCAGTAGAATTATGACATAATAAAAAATCAGAATCTAAAAGCAAATTGTAATAAAAAAACTGATTCTCTATAGAATAGGTGTGAAAAAAATCCCCAGGACCTTCTTGCATAATTGCAACCTTTTTACAATATTTTCTAAATAAAGATATCCAATCTAATTCTTTATTCATCTTTTCAATTTTTTTTGGAATAATAATTATACCCAAATCATAATTATCTTCTTTATCTAAATTCCAGGTACCGAATAAGGGCACATGATAAGCATCTAATGAATGCATCCAGCTATATTCAGTCCTCATATTAAGATAATTCCTAGGAACTTTACCAACAAAATTATTTTCTGTTATAAAAAGTATTTTTTTATTATTCATTTAAACGAACTAATTTATCATTTATTATAACTTCATTTCTAGCTAAACTAGGATCTTCAAGTAATTTATAATTGATATCAATTGGTATATGAATCATTAAAAAATCACTTTTCATTTTTAGTAGTTCCCCACACGATCTTCCCTCTATCTTATCCAATTCAACATCATAATTTTCAAGAAGATCTATTTTTAATTTGAGAAGTTTAATGTAATAAAATTTAGTCATATTATTCAATCCTTTTTATTGTTTTATAATATTCGTTTTGAAAAACCTGTCGCTGTATGTCTTTTATGTGCCACAGTGCAAACTCTCGTTCAGGTGGTAACTGCACATAATTTGTATTTCCGATTATAACTTCATGTACCCTATATTTCCATTTGATTTGTTTATTATTTCGGAATATTCTACCTTGATAATCTGGAAAATTCACAACTTGTTCATCAGCAACCCCTTCTATATTACTCATTACCCATCGCCACTCCTTTATATGTTGTTCTGTTAATCCTTTTACAATATTTATTCTGGGTACCCAAAATAATTCTACGCCAGAATTTGATTCTAAAATAGAATGTAAACTGTCTAATAAAGAAACATCTGGATATTCATCTGCATCTATATTAAATATCCAATTATTCACACATTTAGATATTAAAAAGTTTTTAATATTAGAATAATCTCCATCAAATTTATACCATGACAAATCTGTAATCTTACTTGTTAAAATTAAATTTGTTAACACCTCTTTTACTTTCTTCGTATTTTCAGTTTCCGTACTTATATCTTGAACTACGACTATTTCATCACCATTTTTATATTGACTCAGCAATTTTATAAGTCTAGAAATTTCTTCAACTTCATCTTTTACTAATACTGCATAACTTATTGTTTCCATTTTGTTCTCCATCTTTAATAATATTGATCAGGTTTAACTGAACCTGGATTTGCTTCCTCTATTCTACGTAAAACAAAATCTTCAACATTTTGTAAAACACACCCAAGAGAATATAATTCATCTTTATTTTTTTTACTAGAATTTATAATTTTCCAAAATCGATTAGATTTAATTCCAGAATATCTGCATTGTAATTGTTTTATTTTTTTCATATTAGTTTCCCAAAATTATATTTTACTAATTGTAAATTACCTATCTCTGTTATCTCATATGTTCTATAGATAGATCTATCTTTAAAATATTGTTTCAAATAAGGCTTTAATCTTGTATCATAAAAAGTTAGAGGTGTCTGAGAAGATCTATTTAATTCATATATAGAAGCTGCAAGTGTATCTTTTGTATTAGGTTCTACTTCTTCTGCTTCAGAAATAATAAAATCCCTAAGTTTATGAAGTTCTAATAAAGACATATAATCTATTACCAGGCCATGTAACTTGTGGTTCCACTGCTTGTTAACAACCAGCACATGTGGATTTGAATTGTGTACAGATTTATTATATTTGAAATAAATAATATTTCCTTCTACAATATCATTATATTTTGTAGGTATATATTCTTCTATTCTTTTTATTTTATGTTCACCGATAAAATTAGTCATAACAATCCTCGTTTATCATTCTTTAATTTCTATAAATTCACAGTTTAAAAAATTAATAATTTCTTGTTTTCTTCTTTCATCTTTATTGATGTTATTTTTATGTGCTTTCTCATAATATTCTATTACCACGTTTCGAGTCTTATCATATCCGTCTACCCAGTAACCGAGTTCTAGTATACGAAATTCTCCACCGTTTTCTGCGTGCTGGAATGAATATCCGTTAGCTTTACCATACTCGTCTATCGTTTTACATGCTATTGGATTGTAAGAAGGACACAGTTGATTACCATTTAATTTATTTTCTTCTATTCTTTTTATAGCTGCTATTCTTAGTTTTCTCTTATGTTCATCTGATAAAGCTCTGCCTTTCGCCACGTCAGATAGTTTTTTCTTATGTTCTTCTGAAAATGGTTTTCTCTTTTTACCTTTTTGCGCAACAGATAGTTTTCTTTTAGTTTCATCAGAATGGTGTATTCCTAATCTGTTCCCGGATTTACCTTTTTTTACATCAGATAATTTCTTTTTAGTTTCTTCAGATAAAATTTTACCTTTTCGTGCCTCAGATATTTTTTCTTAGTTTCTTCAGAATGATGTCTACCTTTGCGCACCTTAGATATGTTTCTCTTATGTTCTTCTGAAAGGTGTTTCCCTTTATGTGACTCAGACATTTTTGATTTAGCTTCTTCTGAATGGTGTTTTCCTGTTTTGGTTTTACTTATCTTTTCTATAGTCTCTTTAGAACGATGTCTACCAAACCATGGATTATTTTTACCTTTATTGGCCTCAGACATTTTACTTATAGTTTCTTTAGACGGATGCTTCCTAAAATTGGGATTATTTTTACCTACTTTAGAACAATTCGTACAAAATTTAGATTTTTTACATTTTATTATTTTTTTACAGTTAGAATTATTATTTGGATTTGAGCAAATTCTTGTCCAAACTTCTTTTTTCTTTTTCAATTAATTTCTCCATATGTTCATCTAAGATAGTATCAATAAAACTATTGATTTTAAGATTATTCTGTTTACAATAATCTTTAAATTTTGAATGAGTTTCTTCTTTTATTTGTATTGTTTTCATAGTAATAAATATAGAGAAATTGTAAAAAATTATAAAAAATTATAAAATATTTAAGCATTAATCCACCATTATTTCTTGGGAAATTAATCCTAATTTTTTACATGCACTTAAAAAATCATATTTATCAAACACTTCTTTTAATTCAACCGCAAATCTAGTTTCAAATTCTGAACCGTATTGTTCTTTCTCATCTTCTTTTATTTTGATAATAGGCACATATGACCATTTCCAATCTTCTAGTGTACCCTCTGGAAATATTCCTCCATCATTCTTCATTAGTACAATTGGAAACCAAAATAGAGAAGTATTTTCATCAAATATATGTAAATCTAATATTAATTTAGATGTATCTTTATTATCAAATATCTGCTGAACTATAGGAGAATTTATCTTATACTCTGAATTTGACGTATATCCACATCTAACGCATAAAAAAGTAGTCACTGTTTTATTATGAAGTTCAAAATTTTCAACTATTACATTTTCTGTTTTACAGCTTGGACAGTTTTGTTTTTCCATAATTTTATCCGTGTAATATCTGTTTAAATGGTTCAAAGGTAGAATTAAATATTTGATCCTCTAATATAATAACATCTTTTACGTTTTTATCAGAATCCAATATCATAACTAACCACTGCGTTTCTTTTATTGACTTTGTAACCAAATGATTTTCAGTTAATATTTCAACTTTTGGATCATCACGATCATATTTTTTAGCATTGACCAGCATTTTTGTAACTTTATTAATATAATACATTTTGGTTCTCCTTATTGTTTTTCTTGTACTTCTTTAATTTCTTCTGTTTCCTTATTATCTTCTTTACCTTCATTTTTTATTTTAATTGGTGTTAAACGAGGTAACTGTGGAATATTAAAAGTTTTTTGTTCTGCGAATTTTGGAACATGTTCATTAAATAATTTATCTAATTCTTCTACCATCTTATCTAATGAAAATTTTTCTTTGTTTTCTTGTGCTAATAACTTTGCCATAGGTACATATTTCTGATAATTTTTCCAAACATCAGTCATTATGTTAGAAGCATATGAATAATTTACATTAAACCACTGAGAATTTGGTTCAATAACTCCATTCCAAACTGCACTTGGATGAACTTGGGATATAGTACCTGGCAATAATATTGCTTTTTCTTTTGGCAAAAAATCTAAATGACCACTCCACCCACTAGCGATTATCGGTTTCTCACTTAAACTAGCCTCTAATAGTGGACGTCCAAATCCCTCACCTTTTGTAAATGTTATATGAACTTTGACTTTTGTATGGTTATACAAATCATTCATTTCTTCTTGAGTCAGATCACCAAACAGTATATATATATTTGGCAAATCCCCCTGTATCACATTTTTTATTCTATTAACTTTAGCTAATAATTCCTGTCTTTCAGTATAAGAAAAAGTATTTCCAGTCTTAAGTAATAGTGCAGGTTTATTTAATTTATTCTTAAATGTTTCCAAAAATATTTTAATTAACATACCTGTATCTTTTCTATCTGCACCCAATTCACCATTCAACCAGTGACCTACAAATAAGAAAAGAAAATCTTCTGGAAATTCATTTAACTTTCTTTTAATATTTCCAGTAATATTTTCGTTTCTCTTAAATACATTTGTATCTACACCTTCAAATAGAACATAAATAGGCTTCTGACATCGAAGTTCTGAAACTATATTACCCATTTGATCTTTTTTACCATACACAGAATTTTCAAATACGCTTTTAGCAGATTTAGATGGCACTATATTAAAATTCATTCTATTCAACCCCTCTAACCACTGAGGAGAACAAATTGTTGTTTCAACACCAGCTGTTATTCCTATATTAAACAAACCTAAGTCACCATTATATTCATTTGGAACCGAAATTTGAACAGTTATCTCAGGTTTCTTAGATAATTCTGGTCTTAAAAGAAGTCTACTTAAAATATCATCATCAATACCAGGTTTTAATACATTTAACGGTGTTGTACCCCAACGAATACTTAAAATTTTAATATCATATTTGTTTAATTTAATCAAAGAACGCACGATATCTCTAGAATGCGACCCGTACCCGGCCCGAGCTCTAACAGGAGAAATACATAATAACAGTGGTTTATTCATAATTATACTCCAATTTATTATTTATGTCTGATAAATTAAAAGTAGAATGTATTCCTATATAAATTTTACCATTAACTAGATTAGTTGTTTTATATACTATATAATGTTTAATTTTGTCCATGTTTTCATATATTTCATTTATATTTTTAAAATTTAATTATGCTGTACCTATTTCTAGGTTTCCATTTTTCCCAGGCCTTTTCCATTCCAGTAATAAATCTATTACACATATTGCTAGCACTCATTCCAACTTCTTCTTTTAATACAAACTTTCTTCCTTCTAACCCACGTCTTCTTAATTCATCTTTACCCAAATCATAAATTTCCCTTAACAATATTCCCGTATCTTCCCATCGTACTCTATCATCAAATATATATGGTGTAGGAGGAGATCCAACTAAGCTTCTAGCTGCTGGGAATATAGGAAATACCCATTCACCATGAGTACCTTTTATTTTGCCATCGTGATTGCTACCAAAGTCCTTTGTAAACTTTATATATTTTCCGTTTTCATCTTTAAATCCCATTTGATCTTGTAATCCACCTGTAACAGTTGCTAAAATTGGCACACCCGCCATCAATGATTCCGCAGTTGATAATCCAAATCCCTCTGCGGCAGCTATGTTTATTGTGATATCACTCATATTATAAAGATAATTTAATTCTATAGGATTAACTTTAGTCTCATGAAAATGAATATTTCTTTCCCAGCCACGTCCAACCATATTCCTAACCTCATTCAAATCTGTACCATTAAAATCTACAACATGAGTGTGCATAAGTAAGGCACACTTATCTGCTTTTTCTTTAGGTAAAGATTTTAATAATTCTACAAATGCCAATATAATATCCGATGGACTTTTTCTTCTTATATTCCTATTATTATAAAATACTATAAAGTCGAACTCATTTTCTCCAAATATCTTCTTTTTCATATCTAACATCATATCATAATCAGTTTTAATATGACCCTCAACCTCTCTGTTTAACCCAGGTTCTAGTTCTGTTGTGGGGTAATATTCTTTTTCATCTATACCATGGGGTATATATGTAACTTGCCAATCTTCTGGTCCAAATTCATTCCAAACATTCTTTACAATATTTTCTGTTTGTTTACTTATACACGCAATCCAATCACACGATTGATAATATGTTTTATTATATTCAGGATATGGTAAATTATCCCAAACGTGGTAAAAAAATATGGGCATTTGTAACCTAATTTCATGTTCCATATTATATAACCAAAGCCACTGTCTTGGATCTGTGAAGTGCATTATTGCATCAAACTTAAACTCATGTAATAGCATTCTTATTAAGTCTGGATCTCCATAATTATTATGAGGTTGTACCATTACCTGAGCATCTGTTATTCCCAATCTATTATTTAAGTCTTGGGATAGATCAAATCTTTTACCCATCTCTGGATGATTGATTGCAGTACCCAATTGAAACCAATTAAATCTATGAGCTGTTCCCATAACAAATGTTCTAGATGCTGTTCCTACCCCTGAACTCATTCGGAGATCATCACTAAGAAGTAATATGTGCTTTCTTTGTTCTCTTGGTATGTACTCATATCCATTTATTATCATACATCATCTCCTAAATTTAAACTACCTGAAACATATAAAATATCAGTTGTCATCAAGTACTTTATATCTTCGTAATTATTAATCAAATGAAGCATCTTAGCTACTACTTTTTTAAAATTTGTTTTTTGTTTTATGCAGTTTATTTTAAATTTATCATATTCATTTACAGATACCCTAACAGTTGTTAGTTTCTCATCTCCTATATTCATTAGTTTCCTCTTAGATATATGTAATTATATATATATCACTCTTGTAAAATTACATGGTATTTGTTTTGTTTGTTGATAGTTTTTAAAATTCTCGTTACCACATCATCCCGTTTACTAGAATATTCAAATATAACAAAGTTATCACAATAATCAACAAATCTCTTATAAATAGCAAAATAATATTTTGGAGAATATTCTCGCGAAAACATATATCTCTCCTCAATACAAAATGAATTATAGTTCTCATGATAAGGAATAAATTCACCGTAATTTATGTTAAACTGTAAACAGTAATCCCTTATATATTTATCTGCGCCGGATTTTCTTCCTATAGAAATAACTTTAATTTCATCATCATTTCTCTGTTTTATTTTCCACAGAAATTCCTTTATTTCTAATTTTTTATAGTAATATTTGTTTCCTATTATTCCTAACCGCACTTACCACTCTTTAATCTCTATAAATTTACAATTTAATAGATAAAGTACAAAAAGGTAACTATTCTGTCTAATTATTTTTAACTTTATTAGAAAATATTACTTTTCTAACATTTCGGTCAATAGCTTGCTGAGATTCATAATTAAGTTTTGCTTTAATAAAACTAAACAATTCAAATAAACTTATTATAAACGAATTTGGGTCATAATAAGTCAAATAAAATTTACAATTATCATCTTTTCCGGATCTAGCATCTTCTGAAATACTCAAATATAGATCACAGAATATTCCTTTTTTAAAAACACAATGATCATAAATATTAAGTGAATATTGTTTCATTTTATTATTTATAGATTCTAAAAATTTATCTTCAATTGGTTTCAACACCCTAGACTTATTATACCAAAATATTATACGTAATTCTGCTTTGGTTTCTTTTTTAAATATTTCTATAAAGTCATTTATACTATCTAAAATATCAGCCAATTGAGGTACTAATTCTATTCTAATTATAAACATATTCATTTTTTTCATAATCAAACTCCTACTGGGCATAACTCTTTTTTATTTTTAAATGGACAATATTTACAGTTGAAGTCAGATGGGTTTGCTGAATATTCTATATTTGCATTATAATCACCATCTTTTGTAACACGCTTTGCAAATTCCATAAATTCGTTTTTAACCTTAATCAACGTATTTTTTCCACTACTAGGTTCAAATTTTTGAACTCTTTTTTGAGGATATAATGAATCTTTATAGAGTTTTTGTTTAAAAATTAAAAATAAAATATTAACATTAGCTGGAACTATCTTTTTAACTTCTGAAAAAAAATGTTTATATAATTGCAGCTGTGCCTGTACCATTTTATTTGCTTTTTTATTTGCTCCCCATCCTCTATAAGACTTTTTAAAATCTACAATTACATAATTATTATCTCTTTTATCCTCTGTCACAAAATCCAATTTTGCAATAAATTTAACCCCTGGTAATATTTCAATATCTATAGGTACCTCATAGCCAATCATCTTTATATTTTTTTTACTAAAATAATCTGCTCTGTGTTTCTTAAACCAATGAATTATTTCAATTCCATCTATATAATATTCTATTAATTCTTCTGGTGTTGTAAAATCTTCTATACCCTTTTTTCTATATTCTTCTATTTCTTTAACCATAGAATCTAAAAGTGATTTTTCTAAATCTAGTTCGTTTGCTTTCTTTTCTGTTAACTTATAAAATGTATCTAAGTATTCCTGTAGGACATGGTGAAGTGATGAACCAAAAACCAAATCTATACTAGCAGAAGGTATTTTAATTTTATCTATATAGAGTAGTTTCCATTGAAATGGACATGTCTTCCATATGTTATATTGTGAAAAAGATAAGTGTATCATTTTGCCCATTTTCCTCTTAGGACAATCATTGCAATTTTAGAATAAATACTCATATCAACAAAAGTGTCTACAATCGATTCGTTTTTTGGTTTCTCATCTTTTCTCTTTAATATTAAATTAACCAATCTACTTACCTTATCACTACATCTAACAGTAATTCCAATCAATGAATTTTTGATATCCTCGTCTGTTTCTAGTTGTGTGTTTATTGCAATATTTGAGGGACCATAATCATGCTGTTTTTTTAAAAACATTAAATATTGTTCTGCACATATATTTCTAAACTCAGCTGTCATTTTGGGATATTTTTTCTCCATCTCAGTCGTTAATATTAAATCTTCATTAGATAATTTTATATCTGTTTTCATATTTACTCCTCTATTTGTTCTATTATTATATTTTTTTCTTTCATATATTCTTTTATAAGTTTACTTTCAACTGCTTTGTCATATGGGTATTTATAAACTATTCTTACTATACCACATTGCAACATATTTTTCAGACACTGTTGACATGGTTGAACAGTAGAATAAACTGTTGTTCCTTTTAATGAAATTCCGTTTTTTGCACAAAAAAGTATAACATTTAATTCAGCGTGGAGCTCATGTATTTCACTCCACATATGGTGTTCTTCTCTATCTGTCTCAGAATTATAATTTTTAAATACTCGATCGCAGTTTAACATTCCTTCTGGAGTACCATTAATTCCTGTAGCAATAATCCTATTATCATTAACTGCAACTGCGCCCACTTTATAAGTAACACAATGAGATAATGTTGCAAATTCCAGTGCAATATTAATAAATATTTTATCTAATCTCTGTTGTTTATTCATTGTTTTCCCTTAAAGAAAATTTTACTATTTTATTTATTAGTTCATCTCCAAAATCTGTATACTCATTATTATTTTCTACTGTTTGTAATATTAAATATAATTCTTGCGTTGGATTACCACTGGGTTCTATTAAATTTTTAACTAGTAACGGAGTACTGTCCGATATAAATTCTTCATTTAGCATTTTTTCTATATTTTCAAAATCTTTTTTATATATATGTTCACTTAATATATAATGAGTATATTTACCAAGCTGTAAATCAGGATATTTTTCTTGTTTTAAATGATTTAACATTTGTTGCTGCAACAAAGTATAAAAAGGAATATCATATATAATTCCAAACCAAACATCTTGTGATCTCATTGTTGTTGTAAAATTTAATACATCACAGTTTAATTCTTTATTTTTTCTGATATGAAATATACCATTCAATGTACACACAAAATCCTTATTATCTAAATATGAGTGTTCTGGTTTATTAAATCTTAAAATAGCTTGCCTAGAATTTTTATCTACAATAAGTGAATTAAATGCCCATTGATATTCTGTCCAGCCATGTATATTCCTCTCTCTAAATAAAAGATATCCATATGCACTATTTACAGTTCTATCATTATTTGCTATTTTATTCCAGAAAGTAGAATATTTAGAAATAAATTCTAAATCATTTCTACCTAAAAAATAGTATAACAATTCAGGATATAAATAATTTAACTTAGGACTTCTAATTTTATTTGTAAATAAGTTTGAAGTTGGATCTGTTAAAACTAATTCAACATTACAACACTCTTTTGTCTGGTATTCTCGTGGAGAAATAATATGATCTGGATTATAATATATTGTTGTTAATAGATCTTTATATATTTCTGCAAAATTATTGCTTACTATTCTCATCTGTAACCCCATTAATTAATTTCAAATATTCTTCCATTGTATTGAATGCATTGTTAGATTTTATATTATCAATTATAACAGCTTTTGCAAATTCTAGATAATTAAATTGGTTAAATATATCTAAAAATTCAAATTCACCATTTATTGTATCATATTTATTATTCTCCGGTAACCATTTCATTAAATTATAAGAATCTAAAATAACATTCATTTTAACTAAATTAAATAAAAATAGAGAAAAATCATGGTAACCTTGAATATATTTAGCACCTCTGTTTTTAAATTCCACTGACTTGATAATATTATCATGATCACATACAAAATGAGTATAGGGTTCATTTTCTAATCTAATAGGAACCGTGCAATAATCATTATAATTATTTAATGTAGTTCTATATAGAGCAGTACTGTCTTGTATAGAATCACCCCAGATTAAAAAAATGTCTGCGAATATTTCTTCTACAGTCTTCAACTGATTAAATATTTGAAGGATAGCATCTCCACTTCCATGACCTGATTCTATTTCTATAATCCTAACAAAATTATTAGCATATTCCTCATATAAAGTATTATTATTATCTTTATTAAGTACTAAAATAATATCATTTACGAATTCTATCATAGTTTCTATATTTTTACCTAAAATAGTTTTATCTTTATTATAAGGCATTAATGCCTTAGGTACTCCAGAATTAAATCTGGTTTGTTTACCCGCACAGAGAATTAGGCCCAACATTTACAATTCCTCATTTATTAGTTGTAACAGTATATTTGTGTCATATGGTGATTTAACATTATATTTAAAATTACATGCACTAGAAATATTTTCATCATTTCCATCTCTCAATTCATCTCCTATGTACAATGTAGTTTTTCCATATGATGAATTATAATAATGTAAAACTTTTTTCTTGTCACTATTAACAGATATAATATCTATACCAGTTAAACCTATTCTTTTGGCAACATTATAAAAGCGATTTTCTTTAAAAAATATATTTAAAATATTTATCAATAACGTTTTTTCTAATTCCGTAAGAGGTTTTATTCCTATACACGTAATATTTTTTATATCTTGTTTTGGCCAATCACCTCTAAGAAATATTTTATCTTTAGGTAAACCCAGTATGTCGCCTTGTAAATAAGACAGTGTTTCTTTAGTATTGTCCAAAAGTGCTGTTCTTATAACGGGTATACCCTGTTCATATTTAACTAAACCACCATCTGCCCAGATATCAAATTTAATATTATTTAGACCAGAACTTCCAAAATTCTTAATTAGTTTACTGTGAATAGTTTCATAATCATTACCTGAAACAATAATAGTAGGAATTTTTTTAGAAATTTTATCCAATAAAATCAAATTTTCTTCTGAAATCTTACTGTGTGTTGGATCTCTAGAATAAATAGTATCATCAAAATCACAGAATATAAAATCAGGTTTAGTTAAATTATAATATAGCTTAAATATTTCTTCTACAGTTTTAGATGATCTAGCTAAACCATGACCTAATACCTTAATATAGATCGTTATATTGTTTTTATTTTTAAAATTTTCTATATTCTGAAGTGGCTCACTGGCAAGATTATTAATAAATATATTTATATTATCTAATGTTAAATATTTTGATATACTATTTAGTAAATCACCCGCAGTTCTTCCTATTGAATCTCCATCTTCATCATTATTCATTATTAAAATCTTTTTAGCCTTAGATTTCTTCAATACATCATCTAGTCCAACTGTAGCATATGTTGGAATTAAAGAACTCCATTGAGTACCAGGTGCAAATATAATTAAATCTGCGTCTTTTATTTTTTCTTCAGAATATATTATTATCTTTGATGCTAACGCAGTCGTATGTTCAGATTTAGAACTAAGAGGATTAAATCGTTCAAATAATATATCCATAATATAATTTTCTTTATTATTATGTTTTATTATTCCAGGAGTTTCTGTTTCTATTAGTGTCCAGTCTTTAGTGATCGCACGCAACTGTAAATTATCTTCTGATATCAACATTACGTCATGTTTTATCCCAAAGAACTTCTTAAAATACTTAAACGTTTCATCATATCCAATACTATTAATCATAGATGCATATATAATATTTGAGATATTGATTCCGAAGAAATTAAATTTTTCTTTAAAAGAACTCGCTACACTAAAGAATTTAGTTGCTAATTCTTTAAATAATAATTTTTCTGGAAAATCCCAAATATCTAATAGTTTTAACACATCATGTAATTCAGAACCAAGAGTCAAATCATATCGCTTGTCACAAAATTCAACAATCGCCATATTCACGTTTCCTTTATGAGTAAGGCAATAATGTTTAAATTGATTTTTTCTTAAATCTCCAGGACACAGTACATTCATTACTCTTCTTACAATTCCACCTGATGCCCCATCATCTAGTCCATTGACAATTTGAGTTATCTGAAGTGCTTCTCCGGTTTTATCTAACGCATATAATCCTTCTAGAATATTAGAGGCACCGTGCCCACCTGAAAATATTACTATTTTTATTTTATCTGTTTTTATCATAGTTCTATATCTGTTATTTTTCTTTTACCAATTCCCAGTCCAACGTTGTCATAAATTATTACCTATGAGATTAGTTAATCCGTTTACAAATTCTTGTTTATCTATCTTTACTATATCATATTGTTGATCAAGTATTTCATCAAATTTTTCCTCAAATATTTTAATTAATAATAGTTGCTCAAGAACCTGATCCCTATCTTTAACATAAAATTTAGGCAATTCTTCTCCATATACTACGTGTTGAGGATCTAATTCTTCATCAATAAATGTAATACAATTTGATAATATACTTTCATAAATTCGCTGTGCTAGATTTCTACCTTCATACCACTTATCGCCAATTGATACAGTGGCATATGCCCTAGACATCTTCCGTCGAACTAGATTATGTTTAATTTGTCCAGTAAATAAAGGTGCTCTCAGTCCTTTTATCTTATTCTTATTGAAGTCTGATAGCTTAATCTTACCAAATATCTCAACATTGACAGTACATGGGTACCCAAAATAAAATTTTATAAGTTTATCTTCTCGTTTTTTATTTCTAAAAGTACCACCGTATGTCAAATCTACAGTTCTATATTCTCCTGATGGCGATTTTATTTTAAGTAACCTATCATAAAATACTAAATGCATTTTATATAAAGGATAGTGTAATACATCCTTATAAGGTACTCCTAAACCATCTAACATTTCTCTAACTGCTGTTAGGTCATACGGCTGTGAAATATAAATAATATCATCTCTAACTATTTCTATTTCTTCTTTAGAATATTTATTATTCCACTTATATTTTTCTTGCTTATTACTTACACCTTTCCAATGTTGTCGAAGTGGTAGCATAGGATCAAACATTATATAGAAAACTTTTCCCGGAAAAGAATTGAGCAATCTTAAATTTTTCATCTCGAGTTCCGGTTCAGCACCACCATAATAATTTATATTACCATTTATTACTATTAATGCATCAAAACTAGTATCATTGCCAAAATATTCTATATTCTGACCGTGTGCACCTGGTAGTGCAACATCTTTATTATTAATATGTGTATAGTAATGTACTTCATTGTCACCTCTAACTAATAGATCAATCGCAGCCATTACCTCACCACCAACTGCACCATCTGCATTGGCATTCATTCTGCCACCAAATTTAATAACTGCTAGTTTCATTTTGTTTTTTCATGTACATCATATAAAAATCTTCTTCTGAAATTAAGTTTAATATAACAGATCTATATCTATCAAAGAATGACCAATCATCAGAATATTGAAGATACAAGGGTTCTCGTTTTCCTCTTGTTATTATTGTATGTCCATGGGGTACAAAAACCGTATTATAATTAATATCACAGTTATTATACGCAAGATCGATCATAAACTTATATATAGTACCACACCAGCCACCAGGATTTCCTTCTGGGATTACCCAAGATTCATCATACGGACAAGTATCATCCAGTAAAATATATCCAGTTTCTGATAGGTGAGATAATGAATGATTATAATCTTTTAATACCTGTTCTGTGGTGTGCAACCCATCAATTAATATTACATCATATTTTTTATTAGGGTCGACCACTTTGAAAAACGCATCGGACGTCATATTATAATTAACATCAGACGTTTGTTTAACAGGATCTACGACATCTTTAAATTTACAATTTACTGCACCGAAACAAACTCCAGTTGATACTCCTATTTCTAAATAAGAATTAAAATTATTCTGTTGAATTAAATAATTAATAATATCAGATAATTTTATCATATTTGTATTTACCTTTAAATTTATGGTCTAAATAATAACCTGGAATTTCTTCTTTTACTAACTGTCTTCCTAAACTAGTTACCCACTGACTAAATAAATTAGGATTACTGTTTCTTAGCAAGTATGCAGGATGCCAAATTTTAATAAATTGTAATTTTAAGTCTGTAAGCTTTTCTAACTCTATTTTCAATTCATCATATTCACTATAGTTACCTAAGAAAACGATTCTAAAATCGGATTTATTATAAAAATTTTTGTATAAAGTAAATATACCAACTAATTCCTTATAGATATTATACCAAGCTCTATCTGGATCTACATAGTGCGAATGATAAAAGTTTGTAAAATATGGATATATTTTTAATTCTTTACATAAATTAACCAACATTTTACTCGATGGACCCAACAACCAAGCAGATTCTGCTTTACTTAAATGTGCACCAAAATGACCTGGTCTTTGACCTATCATTATTATATTATTTTCTTTACTTAAATTCCCTCTAGGAGTTGTAAATGCTTTTAATTCATTTACTACAAAGTCTAAAACAGTTTCATCATAAAATTTAGCTGCTTCTTTACTAGAAAATTTAAATCCGGGAAACATTATACCACTCATATCTATAAAATTCTGAGGTAATGTATATTTAAATTTATGTATACCGATTAATTCCCAATATTCATCTTTAAGTTCATTTAAATTGAACGTTGGTATAATAAAAGGAAGTAATGTTTCTTCTAACATTAAATTCCTAATGCTTTAACAATAAAATCATTAACCTCTTCTTTAGGAGAATTAAATATATTCACTATAAACTTATGATGAATGTGAGATTTTTCAAATGCTTCTTTAAACAGTTTTAATTCCCTAATCTTAACATCCGGTTCAGTAGAAAATGAATGACCATCATCTCTCTTTATAAGATTTTCTATTAAATCTTCAAATAAAAATAGATATACGTTTTTAAAAAAGTTTTTATTTTTAAATTTATTCTCTATTTCAAATATAAAATCTCCTGAATAATCTCTATATATTGGAGAATATACATACTCACCGATATGACACCTGTCAAATATTAAATTTCTGTTATTAGAATATGCTTCTTGCATCATTACAAATGCATCATTATATAACTTATAACTATATTCTCTTGATTGCTCTGAAGTGATTCCAGATATATTAGAAAAATGAATTACATAGGTTGGTTTATCTAATAAATATTTTAATAACATTTTTGCTTGGGTACTTTTACCTCCGGAATCCGGACCTTCAAGCACAATTACTTTTGGTTCCATATTATACCTCTTAAAAAAACGAATGTTTAAATTTACCTATATCTTCAAATTTTGTGGTAACCCAGTCTTGCTTAACATAATCAGTATTAGCAAAACTTAAATCCCCATTTATAAACTGTACGACATATCTAGCAACATCTCTAGCAACATCTACTGGAACATTTTGAAATAAGTGTAAGTATGAAGTTCTTCTATCTGATAAATATGTTAGAAATTGTGGTGGCATTCCCATAATTTTTATCCATTCACCTAAGGTTAAAATTCTTTCTTCTGTAGGGTGGATTGTATTTATATTTCTACTTGTCGCCGAGTTTGTATAATCTTTTACTATTATTGGTGAGTCATCCCAATAACCTAACTTATTTTTATGTTTTTCTATTTTCAATAAAACTTTTTGGTCCATAATATCTTTGACAAATATTTCAAAATCTAGTAGCTTATTGTTTTTAACAATCAACTCCATCAGTGTCAATGGAATTCCTGAATATAAAGATCTATAATCTTGACCAAATTCTTTTATAACATATTTATAATATATATTGTTAACTAATCTATCAGTTGCCTTATTTAATTGTTCATTTATTAAATAATCTTCTCCTAAAAACATTCCTAAATCTTCATTGGTGGTTAAACTATTAATAGGAATACTAGGAGCTCGTTTAGAATTCCAGAAAAAATAAAATGTACGAATTCTTTTCTGAGGAAGCCCGTGAAATCTCGCATCTGTTCTTAACATCGAAAATGAATAACCATTATCTACAGCAATTTTATATAACCTATCAGATATCTCTGATCCTATTTTGCCTGAAAATAAGTTATCTGTATTCTCACCATAAAACACCTTGGGTTTAACATTTTGCAGAACATATTCTGCAGTTAAATACATCCAATTGTTTTGTAATGCTTCGACTCCACGAGCTAACTCTGAGTCTTTCCCACTATTTAATTCTGATAACCCTGCACATGGACACAAAGTATTTATAAAATCGATATTCTTTAATTTCAAATTAATATTAGTTTTGTCAAGTATCTTATAATTAAATGATGGCCAATACTGCTTTAAATACCTTTCGTTATTTTTAAATTGTCTAAAGGAAGCAATAACCTCTGGTTCCTCCTTTAGAAATTGGTATGTTCCTATTGATTGTCCACCTATTAACGGTATGATAGTTGCCCATCTCATTAAACAATTCTTTCATCTCTTTCATCCGTCGAACCAAACCCACCGACTCCACGATCTGTTTTTACAGGATATAATTCCTCCAATGTAGGAATTTCCAATATTTCCGATATTACAACTGGAATTAAAATATACTGAAGCAACTTATCATCTTCAAGTATATCCTGAATTGTTAATCCCGTATTTACTACATTTAAATGAATTTCAGATTGATAGTCTTCGTCAATAACGCTTGCTAATATATCCAATCCTTTTTTACTTGCTACCCCACTTTTATTGTGACCTATTAAAGTATACCCATGGGGTATGCTAACGCAAATTCCAGATGGAATTAAAATTCTATCATGAGGATGCATAACAATTCCATTAATAGTTGGCCTGTGATAATAACCTGGATTTTTATTAACAAGATCCGTTATAAAACTTTCAGTAAACTTTGGGACATAGAAATCGATGCCGGCACTGCCTGGTGTTCCACGTGTAGGTGATTTTACATCTCTAACCTTTGTAAAAAATAAATTGTTTCCCATATAACTTTCCTCTTATAATTTTGATAATACTAACATTTCTTCATCCCACGCACCTAAAATATCATAGTAAAATCCAAATGGAGACTGTGCAAGTAATATTGGATCTCTTTTACTAGTAACACTTGAAAAAGAACTATTAGTGGCTATAACATAAAAAATAGCATCTTTATCTAATAATTCTTTTACCTTATCTTTATATAATTTCATTGTATCTATTGCTTCTTTAGGAAAATCTAGAATAAATAAATCTGCAGACTGCATTATTAATTCATACGTTTCTAATAGATTGTTTATTTTTTCTAAAGTAGTAGTAGTAAATTGACCAAAAAATGCTCTGTCATATTTTTTCTGTTCTCTAGACACATGACCAAACCATCTAATTCTCTTCTAGAATATGATTCTTTTATCAATTCTCTTCTATCATTCATCATTGCTATTTTTTCTTCTAAATTATCAGTTTCAAAAAATCTAGGTTTTTCCTCTAATTCTTTTAAAACATCAACAGGCTTAACAAATATTTTTTTAATAGTTTTTTGCCCAGTATACTCTGATGTGTTGCCCGCGGCCATAGGTGTTTGATTAATACCAATAGACTCTCCTCTCCAATAACCCGCTCTAAAGTCAAAAACATATCGATCATTTAAAGAAAAATCTGATATGTTTGGTGCAATTCCTTGACAAGTATCACCCTTTAATGTTAGATTAAATTTCTTAATTAACCACTTTTTAATAAAGTTTGATTTACCACTGTTCGTTTTTTCATCACTCATTTTATCCTCCAAACATTTTAGTTATTTGTTTAATTTCTTCTTTTGTTAATATTTCACAATATTGTTCTGCTTCTGACAGCGAACACCCATAATATATTGAAATTTTTTCTATATTATCTTTATCTATTTTATCTTTAGAATCTCTTTTGATATACCTCAGAAATTTATTAGACTTTGGTACAATGCCAGCATATAATCTATAAACCATTTCGTTAGATAGTTGTGGGGTATACTTTTGAAATATATCTACAATCTCTATTAAATTGTAGTCCATAGATAAATACCGATTAATCATAAAAGTACTCCAGGTTTTTCTTTCCTCCTCAGACAACGTAGACCAGTAATTCTTAGACTGAATTTTCATCAAATGATTTAGATGATCGAAAAACTGTTTAGACTTTTGGCTTTTCATCTTCTATTACACGGAATGGATTAATTTCATCATTAACATGACCGCACTTTTCACATGCAAATAATTCAGTTGGAACTATTACCGGTTTTGGTTGTCCTGTAATGAGTGGAGACAGTCTCTTCAAAACGAAAACCGTTTTAAAAAAACCATTGCCACATGACTCACATGTTAAATTAGGAACAGTCCTTAAGTCTACATTTAATTTTAAGTCTCTCCCTAGATTGTTATTTCCATTCATTATTTTTCTCCTGTTTTATTGGTTTAATTCCGTATTCGTCTTTACTCCAATTGTCACCCACCAATTTAAATGTTGTTGATCTTGGAAACTTAGGTACTAATGTCCCTATTTTACAAATCGAACATTTAGGCATATTAAAGTGTGCAGTTTGCCAATCAGTGTGTACATCAAATCTTTCTGATCCGCAATTATTACAAACAAAGTCATATATCGCCATTTATTCTCACGCCCTCACACTTTCATTCCAAACATAATCTTTATCAGAATGGAACAGAAACTGTGTAGCATGCTTATTTAGATGTAAAATACCATGTTCTTCTCTGCTATTTTTCCAAAATCTATGCTCTCTATTATTAGAACATTCAAATACAGAATTACCATCGAATATTCTCATAAATTTAATTCTCTTAAATACATCAAATCTCCGCCACATATAGGACATAGATAATCATATTTAAAATTTCTGGCATTTTTAATAAACATTATCTTTCCATATCATTACTATTTAATATACGCACGACACATGCAATAAAGGAGATCTCCTTATCTATCACAAATGATTCTTGATATTGTTGTTCTGCAATTATTAAGATTACATCTGAAACATTTTTTGCAATATCATCTATATTTTCATACATTATTCTATACACATCTGTGAATTGTTTTATCTGATGATTTGCTATTAATTTTCTAATATTCGCAAATTTAGTTTCACTTAATAACTTTTTATCTTTTAGTATATCTATTATTTTCAACCTATAATCTGATTCTAATATCTCATTACTATTTACCTCAAGTTTCCAATTTGTAATTGATCTTTGGGTTACATTTAATATTTGTCTCATATCCGGATAAAAAGAGTTTATCAATAAAACCACATCCTCAGGTTTATATATTACCTTTTCTATATCTAAAATGTTTGCAACTCTGTTTGCCATATCCGGTTTTGGCATTTGTCCCATTTCAAAAACTGTACACCTAGAAATTATAGGTTCATAGATTCTATTATAATAATTAGCAGTTAAGATAAATCTAGTATGTCTACTATAAGTTTCCATTAAATTTCTCAACGCTGCCTGGGCATTAGGAGTCATATAGTCACAGTTGTGAGTGAGAATTGTACCCATTTCGCCGATAAAAAAATTATGATTCGATGATACATGCAAATCATATAGGTGAGTGGGCTGTGTGTAATTTTTTATTGATTTTATTTTTATTTTATTCACTTTATTATTCCTTTAATCTTATCGAAAATAGTTGGATAATTTTTTACTATTTCAATGTTTAAGAAATTTAATAAATTATCTTCATTAATCCATATAAATTTGATGTTATTAGTCTTACAATATTTAATTACCTCATTCATTTTATATTTTTGTATTTTATATAAATTTCTTGGTTTTAATTCATATAATGTATTAGTGTTTGGTAAATAAAAATCAGAAATATATATGTGGGATTTACCAAGCTTATCACGATATAAAATTCTCAACTTCTCATACGATTTTTCATAATTTATATTGTTAGATACAAAAAATGCAGCTTCCCAAGAACTCCTAAACTTATACTCTATATTATTAATTACTATTTTTTGCTCAAAGTGAGTAAACCTATTTTGAGTCTTAGGAGTAAATTTACCACTTAAAATTAAGTTTTTAATTATTTTAGATTGTTTATTCTTTTGATCATCACTACACCTATATTTATCGGGGTTAATTTTTTTGTATTGTAAATAATGATCCCTGTTACAAAACTTTTTATGTGTTTCTTTAATAAGATCTGATTTCACTTCTGAAAAGTCGGCACATAATAAACACCTACTGATGAAATTCGGAAAATACTTTTCTATATATGAATTGATATCTATATTATGAATAAAGCAGTGTTTTTTTAAAATGTTTGATCTTGATCTAAGTGGTATAATAAACCCGGTAACTGGACATGTTAAGTATTTAATTTTTAGTATTGAGTAATCGTCATAATATTTGTAAATTTTATTAATTAACACATAGTCCGATGTATATTCGGTTCTTATCTTAGTCATCGCATCCACATGAGATATTCCATCTATTCTAAAAACCTGATATAGATTGTTTATCTCTTGAGGAGTAAACTGTTTAGAACTTATAATGTATTTTCTACGTGCTTTTTCAACACATTTAGAATTATGACAATATTTTCTATTAATAAAAATATCTGTTAAGAATGATGAATTACAATATATACAATCTTTATATGTGTAAAAACATTCTTTAGAAATACGTCTTCGTAAAAAGGATCGTAGAGTTAGCTTTCCAGTACGTATCCCTGTAAAGGGTTCTATTATATTTATCTTTTTAAAATTGTTTATATAAAAATTTGAATTTTGTATGATATATTTATAAAAATCACTGTCCTTATTCAACTTGTTCAAAACACGTTTCTTTCCCAACATTTTATTGGAATCAACAACGCTTCTATGTATACACTCATTTGAATTACATCTATCCAAATATCCTTTAAAAAAACTAATAAACATACACTTAAATCCACAATATTTGCACTTTGGTGCATCCATACCGTGCTCCAATAAGTATGCAACTTCAACAGTTTTAAATTTATTTCTTAATAAATTTGTTATACTTCTATTTGATTCAATTTTTTTTCCTAATATTTTTACAAACACATCTTTCTCCAATAGGTTTCTTAATTATATATATAGGTATGATCTAGAAAAATCACACTTTGTATAAAATTATGTCATAATGTGCATGTGTTTGTTCAAATTAGATGCTTTAACCATTATAATTTCGCCGGTCTCATTTTCAATATACCATCCATGTGTTTTTGAACATATAACAATTTCACCGGTTTCTAATTCTATTTCTAAACAATCATCGCTGATGCCTTTATCAATTAAATTAAAAGGCATATATTCTATTCTATTTTTCTTAATATTAAAAGACTTCACTAAATCTCCAGAATCATCTAAATCCTTAATTTTTATTAAAACTTCTTTACCGCATCTAAGAACAGAAACTGGAGTATTCTCATCTAAACATTCATCCAATATAATTATTTTTATTGTACTATTCATAGAAATAGAGATAGCAAAATTTTTAATTTTGTTTCTAACGGTTTCAATATTATTTTCATCAGAAGCATTTATATATAAATAGTCATCTGGAGATATAGTCTTTGCTAATATTTTTGAGATGGAAGTTTTTCCACATCCCTGTGGGCCAACCAATAATAAATGAGGTATATCCTTTTCTTTTATATATAATTTAAATTTATCTATAATGGGTTTATTACCCACAAATTCATCTAAATTATTAGGTCTATATTTTTCTGCGAACAGACTATTAATTTTTAATTCCATTATACACCTTATTTTTGTAATGCTACTAATTGATAATTTGTATCTATTTTATCATCTTCATGTTTAAATATTAATTCTAACATTCCAACTTTAAATATTTTAATTTTACACATTGTAAAGCCCTTATTAGTGTCAATTATAGATTTAAATCTTTTAGAATTAAAGTTTAACATAGGAATATCTAAAGTAACTTCTTCAGATTTTATATCAATATTAAATGTATGAGTCTTTTGTTCTGACAAATTGCTTTCATCTACATCAACCGTACTACCTTCTCTCATAGAAAATATTATTTTAGATTCTAATTCATCTGCAATTATTCCAAAAATTTCACACCTAGTAAAAGACGAAAGTGCCTTTGTAAACTTTGTTAATATATCTTCTGTTTCATATATAGTTATAAAATCTTTAGGATAAGTTACATTTTTTACACGTCGACCTAAACTTTTATCTGCTAATACATATTTAAGTTTAGAATTACCATCTTTAAAATTTAACGCAATTGGAGATATTGTTACATCAAAATTATTGTCATCTAAAACAGAAAGCATTTTTATTAAAGGATCTGTTTCATAAATAACGAATTCTAAATCCTCATGATCTACATTCTCACAGTTAACTTCTCCTCTAAGGGATTCATCATCTATTATAAATTTAACATTTAATATATTATCTTTAATGGTCCATAAAACCGTCTGGACTTCTCCACCTAGATTATACTTTCTTATAAAGCTTAATAATCTGTTTTTAGTAATATTCATTATAACCTCTGATTAAATATTGAAAAATTGTTTAGCTAACTTTTTGTATCTACTTGGAAATTTCCACTGAAGTGCTGCATATATATTTTCTATTTTAGATTTTAATTCACTTTCATATATACGTTGCCTATCAATATATGTATTTACAAAATCTAAAATTTCCTTTGGATCATCATATCCTCTGAATGCAATCTTATCTAAACCAAAATTATTATTTTTTAGATAACACCACTTAATCTTTTCTCCATTTTTAATCGGACTAATAGAATTATCTAAACCATAATACTTTAATAAATCATTAAAAGCAATTGCAGCTCTTACATGTGCAGGAGTAGCTTTCTTTATAGCAGAAAATATTCTATCTGCATAATAACCACTTACTTCATCTGTATATTTTACTATATCCGTTATTGAGGTATTTTTAGATACTTCGTTTATAGTAAATGAATTCAATTTGTTTTCCATCTTAACTATATCATCATCAATTTTATCCTGTGACTCTTTATCTAATATAGATATTAACATTTTTTCTAAAAATCCTTTAAATGCTGGAGGAAAACTAGACCTCACAGTATCTAATCCCTTAACTTCTAATTTATCAACTAATATTCCTTCTCTATTTACAACCTTTAATGCATATCGTTTCTTTGCAGTCCATAACCCAGACTTACAAATTAATTCTTGTTTTATATTAAATCTATGTCCTGTCGTTATATTTAATATTTCTTTAGCAAAGTCATCATATGAATCATTTATATACTTTTGTACATCACTAACTATATGAGATACTGCATCTGTAGCAAGTTTTTCATTTGAATAATCCAAATTAGGATATAAATATTTAAGTAATGGAGATGCTGAGAAATATACTGAATTATGTACTAAAATATTATTTGCAAAAAACGTATGTGGACTATCATCCATGCCCACATCAAAAACAACTTCTTTCTTTATTCCTAAATCTATAATCTCGTCTACTTCATCTATGTCATACTTTAATTTAATAATTTTATCACCTTTTTTTAATTTATTTGGTTTGATTTCCTTTAATTTTTTAGTCGATTCATCTAAAATCATTAAAGAATGATCTTCTGTAATGTCTACAAATTTACCTGATTTTGTTTTAATTCTAAACATTCTCTTGTTAATAATGTGTTTTTCAATATATTTCACCTTACCATATGATATTTCTTTATTATCTTCATCATAGTAGGGTAAAACTAAATTGTCTGGGAATATAAATTTTCTGTTAGAGATATCGGAATAGATATCGCATTCTCCTCTAATAGTTAAGTTATCAAAACACTGTAATAATGTAATTTTACCATATAAATTAGTATCAATAACACTGTCTTTTCCAACAGAATCGGTGTCTCCGGCTAAACAATAATTATTATTAGTTTTCAAAACATTATTAAAATATTCATCTCCTTTTTTCTCGGAAAATTTTATAATAGATCTACCTGTTTCCGTAACAGATGCGGCATTATCTAAATCATAAAATCTAAAAATAGGTAACCCTAGTACACCATAGAGTGAATTTAATAATACTTTTTGTATATTTTGGAGTCTGTCATAGAAATCATACTTGTCTTTTTTATTATCTTTACCAAATTTCTTCATTAGATTTTTATATTCTACTCTTTCATCGAACCACTTAGATAATATTTTCGGAATAACTCCTTCTCTTTGATGCGTTGATTGGTAGATAATTCCATTTGATGATATATAATATTTAGAAACTTCTAAAAAATCCCATAAGTCTTTAGTATCTACATCCGCTTCAACATTTTTTATAAAATTAAAAACTTTCCAAGTTCTCTGTTTTCTACTTGTAAATTCATTTGCATTCCAATCTAATATTTTACCAACCTTTGTTTCAGGAGATATATTCAGTGACATAATAATTGATGGATATAAAGATGTTAAATCTAAATCAAACACCCATTCATGAAATCCTACTTTTGGATCTTTAACATATGCACCTATAAAACTAACATCTCTAGTTAAAGTTCTATTTGGTTTATTTGGTGCAACTAAGTTTTTAGATTTTAAATCACATAAAATTGCACCTTCTAGATAACGAGAAGAATAAAATATATCCTCATATGGAATCCTGCCTTTATGAGAAATACCTACTACTAAATCTATAAATTTTTTCTTTTTATCTATTTCTAAAACCAATTCAACATCATTTATATTATACTCAATAAATTTATGGATATCCTTTTCATATAATTCTTGTAGAGAACAATCAAATCCAGTTTTACCTCTTCCAATTTCTTTCTTAGCTATTGAATCCAACCTATATGATGCTTCTTCTGAGAATGTAAACTTTTTATAGATACTTAAATAATCTATAATTGATATTCCTGCTATAATATATCTTTTTTTAAATTCGGAATATCTAATTATATTTATTGGTGACAATGTTTTAACAATCGCCTCACCTAACATACCTGCTATTCTATTAATTAAATATGGTATATCAAAGAATTCTATGTTCCATCCTGTTAATATTGTTGGTTTAATTAATACTATCAAATTTATGAATTCCTGAAGCATCTGACTTTCAGAAATACAAGCTTTAAGTATTACATTATTCCCTTTTGAATCTGTAAATATTTTACTATCATCTATTTTATTATCAAGATCTAATATAAAAGAATAATATTTATCGTTTTTGCTTTCATGAATACTTATTCCAGTAACAGCATTTTCAGCCTTATATACATCTGGTAGCGAATGAGATGTCTCAACTTCAATATCTAATATAACAATATTATTGTCTGGATATAAGTTATCAGGTGAATCATAATATACATCTATTAAAGTTCTCATCTCTGGAGATAAATCTGATTCATATAATTTATCTTCCATATTATTATTCCAACTTGTAATTTTTTTCACTTTAGTACCAAAGATGGTAGAAAAGTCACCTTCAGCATCTTCTATATATGCATATTTTTTATATGGGAATGACCTATATCCAAATTTGTCGTCCCATAAGGATATTCTATTACGCTCTCTATCATAATATATATTCGTATACATTAAATTTTTACTCTAATGAATTTTTTACAACATAGTAAATTTTCTATTTCGGCCTGTCTATTACTATCAGATTCTCTTAAATTTCCATTTTTATCAAAATGATGCTTTTCATCAATTTCTATAACAACGTTTTTATCTTTATCATACCCATCTACCCAATAACCCAATTCTTTAATATAAAATTCTCCACCGTTTAGAGCATGTTGGAATGAATAGCCGTTAGTTTTACCATATTCATCTATTATTTTGCATGCTTCTGGATTAAAGAATGCTGGACTAATACAATTAAATTTATCCTTCAATCTCGTGTGAAGTTTTAATCTGATTTTCTTTATTTTTTCTATCTGTTTTTTATCTGCTTCCTCTTTACCATATTTAATTAACCAACTATCATACATACTACTTCCATACATTCCAAAGTTTTTTCCAGACTCGATCATCTTTAATCTTGCAATTCTAATATTATTTTTCCACTCATCAGTAAATTTTCTACCTTTAAATATAATAGATAATTTTTTCTTCGTTTCATTTGAACATTTTCTACAGATATTATATGCATTACTATAGGAACAACAACTATGACATGTAGAATTTTTTTCTAATGCTATATAATATTTTTGTTTACTTTTATATTTTAAATTTACTCTACAACCTGGATTATCTTTAGGATTAGGACATATTCTTTCATAGACTAATTTATTGGGAGATTTACTCATTGAACAACTTTTACACATAGTATTTCTACGTAAAGCACCTAGATATCCCTTTTTAGTTGTATAATTTAATATACATTTACATCTAGGATTATTATTTGGATTCGGACATTTTCTTATTAATTTTAATTCCATCTTTTTTCTCTATATATTCCACAATCATATTAGAAACAAATCTAGTTATTTTTAATCCAATCTTATTACAGTATTTCTTCAGTATTTCATAAGATAGATCATCAATTTTAATTGTTTTCATAATATGTTCTTTATAATATATAGGAAAAGTGTAAAAAAATACACTTTATTTATAACTTTTATTTTAGTGAGGTTTGTTATTAATAAATATAAAATGAATTTCTATGAAGTTAAACAGATTGAACAGAATTTCTCCACCAAACTGGAAACATAGAAATATTATTTTTATAAAAAAATTCAAAATCTTTATCCAGGATATATGTTATGGAATAATCATCTACATTTCTTATTGAGCGTCCGGATGCCTGTATTATAGTTTTTATTGTTTCCCAATTATACCAATTCTTAATTCGTTTCATCTTCTCTATTACAAACTTATCTCCTAAATATGGAAATGGTACTTTCACTATTATTTGAAACCTAGATAGATTATCAAATAGATCAATTCCTTCTGTCAGGGAAGGGGAAAGCAATATAGTAGGTTCTTTAGAATTTAAATGAAAATTATAAACTTCCATTCTATTAGAAGAATCATGTAATAGAAATCTTTTAGTTTTAATGTGATCATATATATATTTTGCATTTTTATAGGTATGGGAAAAAATTATTCCTTTATCTCTTTTATGATCTTCTGAAAAAATTATATCTTTTATAACAACTACCATCTTTGGCAATGTCTCATCTATATTTTTATAACTCATTGAACCTACATTAATATAAAATATAGGTCTATTTTTCAGTTCAAATGGAGATTCCAGTGAAACAAATTCTGCATTGTGTTCTGGAATTCCAACATTCCTACAGAATGTTTCTTTATCTAAAAGAGTTCCGCTCATTAATAGTATTTTTTCACCCATACAAAATAATTGATTATAAGAATATCTAGAAGAGAATATAGGCTTCAGAGATATTTCATCATAAGCAGAATTTATACTCATTACCCATTCATCTTTATTAAATCTTTCTACACACCTATTAAGTTGACACATATATCTATCTATATCATCAAATCTCTTAACTAAATTTCTACCCTCTGGAGTACCTAAGATTGTATTCTTATCAGATGCTTTTATATCATTTGATATTTTATTCTTTAAAATTGTTAAAGGAGGTAGCAGTTCTGTTTTTATCCACAATACTACTTCCTGAATGCTTTTAGAAGTGCCGACCCATAGTATACCATAATCTAATATTATATATTTATTAAGCTTTATTGAAACGAAGTTGGTAATGCTTTCATCTACTACGTGACATTCATCTACAATTAACAATTTTCTCTGTGATATTTCTCCATGTCCATATTCTACGTGATTTATAAAAAATGAAATATTAGTTAGTGATATATTACCTTCTAAGAATTTTTTTTTATCTTTTAGATATACACAATTACAATATGTACCTTTAAATATTGAATTCATCCAAAGACCTAACTGACAAGATACTCCAACTCTTTTAACACACTCATAATTACTTTTAGACCAAACACTTGGTAACCAACTAAAATCTTTTTGATACTGCTGTTGTAAAATTTTTTGTGTTGTCAGTATCCAAGATGTTTTATTAAAAATAGAATTAGACACACCTATATTTTCAAAATATTTGGATATTGTTATTGCAATCGCGGATTTTCCTGAACCAGGAGGTCCATTTAAAAGAAAGTACCTTATGTTGGAATTAACAAAAGAATTTAAAATTAAATTAATTGACTTTTCTTGAATTGGCCTTATCTCAGGATATGGAAAATATTGTTTCCAGTCTTTTGTAGTAACCATAAACTCTATTCACTCAGTAGTTCTATTTTTCTAATAGGATATAATATAACCATTTTAGTTCCTTATTTTGTAATCTTATAATACTCTGTGTCTTGATACAATTGATTCTCAATTTTATTTACAAATTCTTGAGCAATTTTTTGGATATCCTTTTTATTATAATCCTTATTATCTAATGCTTCGATTGTAAATGTATGGGAAAACGTATATTTATTTTTTCTATTTGGATTCAATGCCTTATCTGTTGTATCTGAAAGATAGGTAATATAATCAACTTTAAAATTATCTACTGCTATACTCTTACCTTTTATCCAAATTCCTCTTTCTGAAAACATAGGCTGAATATGTTCAGTATAAAACGAATTAAAATCTGCCTTTTTAGGATTGTCAGGATCTGTATAATCTAATTTTATTTTATTTAGATCGAAGACCACATTATATTTAAAGTCGATATCAAATATTGCAGGTTTTATTTGATATGACCAATGATAAAATGCTCTAGTTTTCTTAGAAATCAGGGGACCACCTTTTGAAACACTTTCTGCTTCATCTAATTTTACTAATTTTATTAGTTTTTTAGGTTCTATTTTATGTTTAAGAGTTTTAAAATAAACAGAAAAACCTGAGTCTAATATCTTCTTATTTTTCATATTATAATATATCCTTTTTTCAATTTAAAGTTAACAGTTTTTATTATAAATATAGAAATTCTAAAATTTAAAAACATTTAGCCCATCCACATTGTAAGTTTGTACATGTAGTACACCCTGTTTCGTCATATATAACAGAAGAACAACACTGAGGACATTGAATTCCAGTTACTTCTCCTGCCTTTATATATTTCTTCAATACGCGAGCAGCTGCAATTGTTAATGATTGTAAATCTTCTGCAGATTTACTTAATTGTTCTACCAAAAATCTAATGGGTACGCCGTGTCTAAGCGCAGTAGAAACCATCCTAAACAATTCTGCTTCTACAGGTTTAAAATATCCGGAGAAATCTTCTACTGAAATATCTTCACCTATATCTAATTTATATTGACCGCGTTTAACCTTTTCAATTATACCTTTCTTATGAACAAATTTAAAATTTAATCCATTCATTTTACCGCAAAAAATTTCATATGGGGCTCCATTTAATAAACCAATAGCAACAATAAATTTTTCAGTTTTAACTGTAATATTATAAATATCTGCTGGTAATTTTTTAAGCCTCTTCGGAGCTGAACTAGCTTTAATAAAATCTAATGACATGTTCAATTCTTGCAATTCCCCTTCAGTAAAGTTCTGTGGTGTTATAATGGTATTTTCTGATAATAATTTATTCGCTAATTCTTTAAATGGAACATAAGAAATAATCCCATACATTTTTCTATCAGGAAATGCAGCAATAGATTTTACTCCACCTTCATGTGCTTTTAATATAAACTCATATACATCTTTAGGGTTGCTACTCTCCGGTAACATGTATGTTACTGAGATAGAAGAATCAACTGACTTCATTGCTCTAATCATTAAATCTAATTTATTTAATGGATTTATTTCAGTTGCAGATTTAAAATGTATGTCTAATTTAGATTTATTTTCATCTATGAATTGTGCTATTGGTATACCATATTTTCCATCCCACGTATCTTTAATAGTGTCTGATTTCATTGGAATAGGAATTCCTGCTGTGTCAAATGCTTCTCTCACAATATAAGGAACTATGAAATAATATTCATATTTACCACTTATTCTTGTTCTCTTCCAATAATATATTCCAAATGATGGCTCGACTCCATAACCCATACCCATATGTCTGAACATAAGACTTAGAGTGCCACATGGAGCTATGGTGGAAACAGTAACATTTCTCATAGTATTAAATGTTAATTCTGGCCATCTCTTAATAAGTTGTTTTATAAATTTAGATTTAAGTATTTTTTCTTTATCAAATAATTTAAAATTTCCTTTTTCCTTACCTAAATTAACAGTAGATAAGTATAAGCTAAAATTATAAACATCTAAAAATTCCTCTACTTTTTCATTTGCTATCTTACTTCCGTATTCCAAATTTAATTTAAATAACCACCCACCGATATTTGTAACCCCTGCACCTGTTCTTCTTAGCATTTCATTTGAAAGTCTTTGATGAGGAGTTGCATAAGTATGATAAACCAATTCACATGAAACAACATTATCTAAAAATCTATTTATAGATTCTCCTATTAAAATTAACTGAGGTCTATATGTTGATGAATTTGTTTCGAATTTCTCCATATTTATTGACGCTAAGAAACATCCTCCGTCTCGGTTTAGGTATTGTTCAGAATTGTGTATGACTATTCCATCATTAACAATAAAATTATTATTGTCTTTGATCTCTATATCATATAACCTTTTTATTTTATCACATATTTCTATAGATAATAGTTTACCCATTATTTATCTCCAGTTTCAGATTGTCCAAGTTTCCAAAATATTTATTAATAATATTAATATTCAACCCAAAGGTATTTGGAATTAATTTATTATTTTTATACTTATCTATCAACGTACTCATACTATTCAAATTTATATCTTCATTCATTATTTTCATATAACCCAGTATTCGTTTTCTATATGTTTTTTTTGCAATATCCGCATAATCGACATACTTTCTTTTACCTATTCTCCATGTATATTTTTGTTCACAACTTCCAGAACATGTTAATCTCTTAGATGATTTTCTTTTTTTAAACTTTGATTCACATATAATACAATTACAATTTATAATAGGATCTAATATGTTTTTTAATTCTAATCTTTTTATTTTTTCTATCTTTCTTAATTTTCTATATTTTTTCTTTACATGATCTGATTTACTACTATTCCAAAATGCCTTTATATTTTCTGAATGTTTTCTTTTTGTGGTGGGGTCCTTCATATATTCTCTAGTTTTATTTCCTATTTTGTTCTTTGTTTCTTCTGTATGGTGCATTCCATACATTGGATTATGTATACCAGAAAGTATGATACTTGAATTTATACTACTCTGCCTCCACACATTCATATCATCAACTGAACAGAATATATAATTTTTTCTTAAATCCTTTCCTGTTATTAATTCATACTCTACGTTTATATTCTTAAAATACGGAATATAATCTAAATATCTTTTAAAATCATCTTCAGAGTTTTTTAACTCTATTATTTTTATCAAGTTTTTAAATATATTATCTGAATATATAAAAAAATCTGGTTTATAATTTTCTTTGTTAATCCTAAATATTGTTTGTTCTGTTAAGAAAGGAATTTTATTAAAATCTAATTCTTTAGCGAAAACAAATTCTTGTAAAGATCGTAAGAACACATTTTTATTATATTTAGTGGTATACCAACCACTATATCCTCTTCCTAAACTATAGTTTCCTCTTTTTATTCTACCTTTCATCCTTATACAATTATTCATAATAAATCTCCTATTAAGTATTGTTTATTATAAATATAGAAGTCTATAATAAATGAACAGTATTTTATTTATAAATTACTATGTTATCATCTTTAGACAAACTAATAGCTTTTACAAATCCTCTATTCTCTGTTAATATAGGATGATCAGATGAGCACTCTATTCTATAAATTTTTCCTTCTTCTTCTATTTCTAAATTAACAGTAACATCATTTCTATGTTGATATACATTTGATATAGGTTTAAACTCATATAATTTTTCTTTAATATTATAGCTCATTCCTAATAATGTTTCTTTTTTATTAATCATTGTATCATAAATCTGTTCCATCGTTAACCATCCCTTGTCAGTCATCACCTTCGTTTCTTCTACTACACAACAGGCATTTGTAGAAATAATTCTAGGATCGAATTCTTTATTTTCTGGATCATAAAAAACGTCTGAGTTTGAGTACTCTCTGGCTATGTCAATATTTTGAATTCCTGGTTCTGCATTGTTACTCATATTTTCGGCAATCAATTCTAAAAGCTTTCTAGCATTAACCGTTTTTCTTATAACCTGTTCTTTTTTATCGTGCGTGGCAATTCTATACCAAGACTTAACTTCTTTATCCCATAAACAATCTATGTCTATAGAATGTATATCCAAATATATTTTGTCACCTTTTTTAGTTTTAGATACCTTAAAATATAATTCCCAATCTTCATTCTTTTCTGCTGCTTCGTAAAATTTATTTGTAATTTGAACGCTAATGTTAGCATTTTGAATTGTAGTGTAATCAGATTTAACAGTTATAAATTTTTCTATATCTGGGTGGGAACAAGATAATGAGAAAAGCATTGCCGGCCTGCGTCCGTTTTGCCCTACACAATATGCCATACTATCTAACCACTGTAGCCAGTGTAATACTCCAGTACTAGTATTAGCAGAATTTAAAACTGAGGATCCTTCTGGACGAAGTCGTGAACCATCGATTCCTGATCCTTGACGATATGCAGCAGCTTTTGCTAATGTATAACCTGTATTTTTTATTATAGATTCTAAATTATCCCATTCCTTATTATCATCTAGGACACCCATTGAAATTGTAGTACAATTAGATAATGAAATTTTTCTACCAGAACCTGCTCCTTGCATTATACTCCCAGCAGGATGCCACCAATCATTATAAATTTCATCGAACCATTTTTCACTCCAATATTTTTTAAGTTCTTCTGTAGCCTCAACAGATGCTACAAAATCACATACTCGTTTGAGGGCTTTTACGTAAGTTTCTTCTGGATAGGCTGCATATTTTTTATTATAAGCATCAATAGAAAATTGATTTCCATTGAAATATTCTTCATTGG